GTGCGATCGCGTCCTTGCACTCCTCGACAATCGACATCCCGTTGACGCCGTCGTCGCTCGGGCCGCGAATCTGGAGGATCTGCTCGTTTGAGTAGATCGTCTCGGTGCCTTTGTCCTCGCGGAACTTGTAGCGAATCTTTCCGTTCTCGACCCGTTCCACCTTCATGCGGCTCGGGTGCAGCGGCACGATCTGCCCGGCCTTGAGTTCAGAGAACGCGTCGCCCCAGAGCCCGATGTGAAAGACAGCCTGCTCACGCCACTCGAACGAGGTCTGCCAGCCGTTCGGCTGCGCGTGGAGTTGGCGGTAGAGCGGGAGCTCGCGGGCGATCCGCTTGCCGCCACCCGGCGTCCGCTCAAGAACGTGGAGCGGCAGGCTCGCTACCGTCTCCGCGATCACCCGCAGGCAGGAAAAGACGGCCGCGACCGAGTGGGCATTGCTAGAGTCGATCCTGACGCCGGCGGCGTTTCGCGAGCCGCCGCCTTCGTCGTCCCACATGCGCTCTTCGTTGGGCAGCCAGAGGATACGGTGCTCGGATTTGGCGATCATATGAAAAACAAGTCGGGGCCGTTTCCGGCGGCGTTGGTGATGCTGTTCGCTTCCCAGTAGCCCAAGGCGAAGATGAGAGCCACGATGCCGTCGATGCGGCCTGTGCTTTTCTTCTTCACTGGGCGAACGTCTTCAAACGCATTCGTCTCCACGGTCACGCAGCCGGCCATCCACGACAGGACTGGGTTTCCCGCATGGCGGATTTTCTGCTGGAGCGTCAGCGACTCAAGGAGCTTCGTGGGGCTGCTCATGTGCCGAAACCCTTGTCCGTATGATTCCACGTCCAGCCCCGCCCCTTGCAGTTCCACCGACAACTGAACGGCACCGCTGATGTCCATCAAGACCTTCTGCACTTGGTGCGTCTTGGCGTATTCCAGCACGTATTCGCGAATCGCGGCGTGGTCGATCACATTGCCGTCGGTCGCGTGAATCCAGCCTTGATTGACCCAGTGCTGAAACGGCTGCCGGTCGGTGCGCTCCCGCTCCATGATGAGATCGCGGGGAGCCCAGAACATCGGCTCCACGTCGAACGTCCCGTCGTCGTTCGGGAAGACCGCAACGCAAGCGGACAAGTCGGTGCTCTTTGACAAGTCCATGCCCAGGATGCACCGTCTGCCTGCGAGCGGCTCGGGCGGGGGCGAGGAGCAAGCGGCCCACTTCTCGGGGTCGATCCACCTCTGCGAACTCTCTACCCACACTCCAAGCGAGTACCGCAGCCAGCCGTTCAACTTGCTGCTCTTGTTGCGGGCCTCCTGGGCGTCAGCGGCGAACGCCTCCTCAGTCATCGTGATGCCCATGCCAGGATTGCACCGCTTCCACACGGCGGGCGAGAAGTAGTCGTCGCCCGCCTGGGCCGCAAAAATCTTGCCGTAGAACCGCGGGTCATACTTTGGGTCGGCGATCACTTGCTCCGCGTATTCGTGCTGCTCCCAGCAAATCGTGTCCCGCCGGTCGCCGGCCGTGGTTATCGTCGCGAGCAGTGGAGCTCGACGGGAGCGGCCCGAGTAGCGGAGTGCCTCGAATAGACGCCGGTCGGGCCAGGCGTGCAGTTCGTCGCAAAACACGAACGAGTAGGACGGGCCTTCCGCTGCCCCGGCGTCGCGGGAGATCACCCGCATACTCGACCCGGTCGCGGCGCAGACGATCGTCTTGCGAGAGTCCACCACTTCGAGCATCTGTCGAAGTTCCGGCGAGCGGTTCACCATCGCGGCCGTCTCGTCAAAGATGATCGCCGCCTGGTTGCGATCCTTCGCCGCGATACACCCGAGCTCGCCCTCGCCCTCCATGATGAGGTGCCAGATAGAAAGGCATGAGAGGAGCGTTGACTTGGCGTTTTTTTTCGGAACTTCTAGGTAGGCGAGCCTGAATCTCCGCGTGTCCTCGCCTTTGACCTTCCACCCGTAGAGCGGTTCGATCACGTCCTCGACGTGCCACCGTAGGAGTTTCATTGGCTCGCCGGCCTTCGCGGTCGGAGAGTCCTTCGTGTGGCAGCACACGCCTTCGATGAAGTTCACCACCAGCGAAGAGGCGTTTTCGTCCCACTCAAAACCGGGAACCGCCTCACGTTGCCTTCTTGGCGGCAACCTTGAGCTTGAGGAACTTTTCGATGGTGCTCTCTTGCTGGGCATCCGACTCAACCTTCAACGACACGCGAGCCGCCGGCGAGAGACCGAAGTCGGCTTCGAGTTGCCGCAACTGCTGCGCGAGTTTGTGGGCAATCGAAACTTCCGGCCGCTGGGCGATGTACTTCACTTGCCCGCCGTCGTTCAGGATCGGGTAGGTGTCGCCTTCCGCCTTGAGTTTTGCACGCACTGCAAGCCACCACTCGTATGTGTCGCAGTAGCGGGCGAGCGCCTCGACATCGGCCCGGGTCATCACACGCGTCGCCTGGAGCATCGGCAGCAACTCCCGCCATCTCGCCGCGGCCATCTCGCCGAGATGCGGCGGCATCGCGATGCCATCGGCCGGCGGCTTCGGCTCGGCTGTGTTGATCGGCCGGCAGCCGGGGTTGCCGCGCAGGATCTTGAGGCTTGTCGGCTCTGGTTTTCGCCCGCGTCTTCCCATAGTTTTAATGCCCGAAAAACGAGCAGGCGCTAGACCCACCCCCCAAGCGTTAGTCGCAGCGGCCTCGCTCCTCTAGCACAGATGGTTTTCCTCGTTGGCGGTTTGGGAGGCCGACCCCCCTACCCGGTCTGCCTGCTTTCTGCGCACGCTCGCGATCACGCCCGCGCCTCGGCGTTGGTCTTTCTCTGGTGGCACGACGCACACAAGCACTGACCGTTGCCGACTTCATACCGAAGGTCTGGCCGGAGCCGAACCGGCAGAATGTGATCGGCATGAGCCTCGCCGCTTCGGCCTAGAACCCGAGAGCAATGCCGGCAGATGTAAGCGTCTCGGATCAGCACTTCCTCCCGCCAAGCCCGGTGCCGGCCATCTGTGTAGCCCCGCTGGTAGGCGTTGGGCCTGTCCTCACCTCGGAGGCATTGCCGAATCCGCGGAGCCTTGTATCGCGGCACCCGCTGCGGCATGGGCTAGCTCTTGAGGGTGACAGTCGCGATGACCCCGGTGCCCGCGGTGTTGCCCACCAGCACTTCGAGGAATGGCACGCCGAACACAGCATCGGGCAGGTTGTATACGCCACCCACGGCGGTGCTCGGGGCAAGCGTGATGTCGGCCACGCTGCCATCGGTGTTGTAGAGCCGGCGGAAGTTCCCGCCCTCAGTCGAGGCTCCCCACATCTGGAGCGTGGTAGCCGCGGTCGCAATCGTGCCGAGATCAACCACACCGCCCGCGAAGTCCTCAGTGAACAGCGTGGTCGCGTTCGCCGTCGAGGTCGTGAGGGTGATCGGGATCTGCCGCGAGCGGCGGCGCATCTTGATTTCGGACATTGCTCAACTCCTTGGATAAGGCACTGGTCTCGGGCCAGCCACGCGGCCTAACTCTCTACGCTAGCGGGAAGAGCCGGCTCTCTTGCAGCCCGGGCCTCAAGCTCCTCGATCCGGTCTGCCGCCTGGAGCAGAGCGGCCCGCTGCCGGCGGATCACCTCCTCGGCGTGCTGCACATGCACGACAAGGTTCGTGCTCGCGTGGTAGCCGGCGAGCGTCCGCAAGAGCGTGGGAGTGGCGGGGTCCATGCGGGCAGAGTACGGCGAGCGTCAAACCGGCCGTCTCTCGCCGCAGTAGCGCACTTCAGCACGCTTCCCATAGGAGCTTCTTCTGGAGTGGGTGCTTATCCACGCGCGGACGGCTCGGGCAGTTCCAGCTGCCCCCCCCCCTTTGCCCAAGACATTTCCATCCCGACGCCTTGAGCGTCACGCCGGGCTCGTCATCAAGGATGTAGGTGATGAGCCGTCCATAGCCCAGCGCCTTGGTCGCCCTCCAAGCAGCCCCATAGAGGCAGGAGCAGGCATTAGGGCAGCCATCACTGGCAAGGCGTGTGACTTCAAGCGTCATGCCGTCATCGTTCATGCGGGCGACCGGCCTGCCGACCATCACCACGGCCCGCACTTCGTTGGCATCGTCGGCGACCGCC